GGATGGGGGCAGCGTGTGCCACCCCCTGAACCGTCACACCAGCACCAGCGGATCGAGGTTGTTGATGCTAACGGTGTTGAACTCAGTCAGAACTTTAATGTTGTCAATGTCAAAGTACAGGTCGATTGCTTCAACAACTCCATTGTATTGTGCCTGCAGAACGTGGTTAATCTTGGTGCGCTCTTTGGCACTCACAACATCATCGAATCCCTGAACTTCACCTGCTTTGTTGAAGCGGGGTGCAACACGGGGAAGAACACTTACAAACAACACTTTCTCCAGGTTGAGATTAGGAGCGAACATCAATCGTGCCGCTTCGCCTACACTGGTGTTGGCGTAGTTTTTGATGTTTTTGTTGATGTTGCTGTTGAGTGCTTTGCCCAGAATAGCAACCTTAAGTTCACCATTCACGAATCCTGCGATGTCGATGTCGAAGGTGCCACCGAAACCATCAACGGGCAATTGGTATTCATACTGCCAGGTATACTCTGCCCAATCAGGATTTGCATTCAGAACCTCATCCAGCAGCACTTTATGAAACTCATCAGTACGCTTTGAAGAACGAACGTTCTGAAAGGAAGTCTCGAGGAAGGTTTCCATGTTAAGTGAAGAGAATTGTTTGTGGGGGGGGGTCTCTTGCCTCCCCCCCGATGACATCAGTATGGCAGGGGGTGGAGGTCACCGCAAGGGGGTGTGTGCCACTTCAACGATTGGCACACTGAAAGCGACCGCTGTTGAAGTTAGCGTTAGAAAAGACCTCACGATTGACCAGTTTGAACATACCAAACTCATTCACCAGAACATAACCCTCAGCGTCGATTCTGTTGCCGTAGAGATAAGCGGCAGGACCATTGTTACGGCAGAGGAACAGGCAGTCATCTTTGATCGACTTCACCAATGCCCACAGACGCAGCAGGTTAGCATCACAATCAAAGTCTTCTGGGTTGACTTCTTCACCAGCACGAATGCAGGCATTGATCTGTTGTTTGATCTTTGCTGCCTCTTTATCACTCACGAAGGTGGCAGTTTGTGCCATCTGGCGGGCGAACTTGCACACCTCTTCAACATCAGCGAACGACTCCTGATTGTGTTGAATGTATGCATTCGGTTTCACGAACTTCACCGTTTCGGTATCAGTCCAGATGCTACGATCAGGGAATGCCTGAGCATCACGAAGATCGCTCTCAGCATAATAGCAAGTGTGCGGAGCGATGATAATTTGCTGAGAAACTACCTCAGGAAACTTGTAAGTGATCGTGTTGGGATGATACTCATCATCACCACCAAAACCAATAAAGTCACCTTGGTAGATAGTATCGAAGCGAGGCAGATAATCAAAGCAAGCGTGAAGAATACCCGCAACTTCACCTTGATAGAACGCATCAATTTCTTCATGATTGTGAGCAATACGAATCTTTTTCTTGTTAAAGACTGCTTTGGTGCCCACGAAGAATGTACCCGTTGCAGGATCAATCCCCCACACGATTGCAGGGGCACCATCAATCTTCACGCTCAGATTGCCAGGCGTCACGAACCAATCAAGGACAGAAAGATCACCCGTGAGGATGGTATCTTCGGGGTGTTCTTGGTGCTTGTTCTGCATGGGTTGTTTGCTCATGAACGTAGTATGGCACGAAAAAGGGGGGACCGCAATCCCCCCTGTGACACTAAACGAACTGGCACACAGGCAGCGCCACTTCGGTCATCAGTACGCTCTCCTGACGGAAGGCGGTTTTGAATGCATCAGCGATCTCACGAACGCTGTTAGTATCATCGGTGATAAAGGTCAGGATGGTAACCTGCTCCTGCTCACCCTTCCAGAATCCCACGCCTTCAGTGACGGTGAAACCATCAAAGCGGGGGCAGACTTCCTCACGAATGAAAGTCTGCATCATCGCCTTGCTGATCTTACCAGCGTCGGGGATGTTGCGACCGAGAAACAGTTGGAATTGCACGGGGGTTTCCCTGAACTGATGTCAGTATGGCAGGGGGGCAGCACGAACGCAACCCCCCTTGTGCCACTTGTTCAACTGTCCTCCAGCAGATCGGGATAGTAAGACTCAACCTCAGAAATCAGTTCCTCATCAGTATAACTGGTGAGATTTTCTTCCATCTGCTCACCAACAATCTGCAGCAAATCTTTGGTGCTCATGTTGTCAAGCAAACGGTCAATGTATGCTTCAACCAGTGCTTCACGATCGAAAGTGTTAGTCATCAGTCGTTGGTGGGGTGATTTACAATTTGGTCTTCAATTTGGTTCGCAAGTTCTTCCATCCACTCACGAACTTCATCATCTTCGTATTGTGCATTGTCCCGCACAATACGCATCAGGAAGTCAATTTGTTCGTCGGTGAAATGATACTCTTTGAGAACTTCAGTCATTTTTGGGATAGGATTGCAGTTTGGTCACATACAATTCACGGGCACATTCATACTCCCGTTCAGAATAGTTCCCGTTGTCTATTGTCCAGATCAGTGCCTCCAAAAGAACATCAATCTGCTCATCAGTGAAGTGAAACTCTTTGAGTGTGTCAGTCATTTTCTCAGAGGAGAATTGAAGTAACGAGTGAAGCATAGCACCAGAATGATGCCAGTGGAGATGACACCGACCAGTCCGAGAACTGTCACAGTGTCGCCAACGAAGTTGTAAGTTTCAGGCATCAGTAATCGTAATCGGCAGCGAGATACTCATTCAGGTTAAACTTTTCATCATTCAGTTCAGGAATGTCGAAGATCTCACCAGGAGCATCTTGAATCTCAGACCAGAGTTCATCAAACATGGTGGTTTTCTCAGGAACGAATGTAATGTAGCAGGTCTCAGCGCCGCTTGGTAGTTTTCTGTGCCACTTTCACAACTGGCACATCGTTATCAACAATCGCCTGCAATTGAGTCACAATTGCATTAATGAAGCGCAGCACGGTTTGAATCACCTTGCGAACTTTTTCGTTACCATTGTTCTCATTGTAGGCACGAACAGAAAACTGATACAAACCCACGACAATGGCACAGATTGTTGCAACATTGAACACCAGAGTTTGGTAGAATTTGGAAGCGAAGAGTTTCATAGTTTTTTGGTGGGAGGTGAGTGTAGAGAATTCCTCAACCACGAATGTAATTTAACCCCTCACAGATCGATCTGCAAGGGGTTTTGTGCCAGTTTCCCAACTGTCCCCATTCTCAATAACAAGAGTCTTATTGAGAATCAATAAGGATTACTAGTTGAGAATAAGGACCAATATTTAAACTGGCACATTACTCGAAGGGATCGAATTCTTTCACCCTACAATGGATATCTTCATTTGGTTCGAGCTGCAATAGTTCTCGCCAATTAATATGATCTAGATCTAGATCATCATAACACATGATGTCGAGTGTGACCTGTATGATGCGCTTCTGTGCTATCATGGGCGTCTAGATGTATGTGTCGAGATTATATCATGCATAATGTCGATACGCAAGATCTTGATAATCCTGCCCATCTCGTGCATAATCCTCGTCGAGATCTTGTGCATCTCGTGCATAATACTCGTCGAGATCTACGTAATCGTTGCCGCTGTAAGTGTAATCGAAATCGTAATCGTCGTACATAAGCTCGTCGAGATTGTGTGAACGCTTTCGTATTGTACCATAAAACTCGACGAGATGCAATCTAGTCTAGATGTAGTACTCGTCGAGAATCATACCAGTATATATACGGTCTCGTCGAGTTTATATGCATCTCGTAACATATCTCGACTAGATTCTATCACGAACTCATAAGAATGTCAAGTCTAGTCGAGATCTTGTGTGGGTTCTGGGAAATTTTCGCGGGTGTGTGGGTTGACAACTGCGCGTTCTTATGGTACGCTCGCTTAGCGCACAAGACCTACAAGGATTCATAAGGTTTCTACAAGCATTCAAAAGCATTAGAGATATTCTCAACATAATACCTAATTGATTCTCAATAAACAATAATTATTGAGAATGTTATAAGAAACATACAATAATTTAATCTAATATTAACTATACCATACAATATTTTTAATACATCATAAAATCTGTTACACCGTAAGATATATCAATGACACCGTACTATATAACACAGTATGACACCATAATATAATCAATGTCCAGAGGAATCATTTACCTTATTCTCAACAAGCAAACAAGTGAAAAATACGTCGGAAACACCACACTTGCAATGAATAAAGAATGGGTACACCATATAGAACGTTCTAAGAGAATGTCATCAGAACCCTTACATAAGGCATTTCGTCAATATGGTGTGCATAACTTTATGATTAAAGAGTTAGATGAATATGATGATACCTGTTTAGAGAACAAACTCAATGAATGGATTGAGAAATATAAACCTGAATACAATCCTATTGTGATTCCTGCCGAAGGCATAAGCGCAAGCGCCGATGCAGAAAAAGCGGAGGAATCAATGCAGGAAAAGCGGGAATCCGTAGGGTTGAGCGATAGCGAAGTATTAATACCCAAACCAAAACCTAAGAATAAAAGAAATATATCAACATCTCACCTTATATCTTGGAATGATAGTATACGTGGAGATGGTAAACACTGTGGCATTAAAATAAGAGGTAAAAACTTAGAAACTGGTTTATGCAAAGACTATGAAAGTGCAAGAGTCGCAGCAATAGAGGTGACAGGTGATCCGAATACCAATCGTAATATTCTAAATGCTGCCAGAAGTGGTATTATTGCATACGGTCATCGCTGGCAGATATTAGAAGAGAAGCAGAAGAAAAAGGCGGTGTTTGGTGTCAATAAAAAAACGGGATTGATTGGTCCCCGTTATGAAAGTATTAATGCTGCTGTTCGTGCCTTTGAGTGTACTGATAAACACAGCATTCTCAAAAGTTTGAAGAATCCTGGTAAGTATTCTTGGAAAAATTGTTATTGGTTTTACGGTTAATTACTTATTATAAACCTCATTCTTTTCTCTATCTTCTTTCTCTGCCGTTTGATTCAAATGCATTGTCGTATGAAGACGTTGTTGATTAAGAAGGCGATTGCGAAGACGGGCAGCGGCAATTGTTCCCTTAACTTTTGCAAGAGCGACTTTTGTTTGATCCACAACTTCAACTTGTTCCATGAATTGAGCAAACGTCTTCATTGTTCCCTTTGACTCTTTTTTTATATTTAGAAGATTGGTACAATCTCAGAGTTTAGATAACCTTGTTCCTTAATATGCTGCTCCCATCTTGAAGCATCTTCAATATTATAGAAAATTGCTTCTTGTTTCGCTTTTTTGTGATCCTTCTTCAATTTGTAATAGACAACCTGGTATTTCATGTTTGTTCCAATGACGAATGACACCTGCAATAATGAATAAGTTAGTAATCAAGTAAGTTATGAAAATAACCGTTCGAATGAGTGCAATTCGATCTGATTCCCGATCACACTTTGATGCTTTCTCTCCCAATGCCTTTGCCCAAAGTCTCCATAGTTTCATTTGTCAGACTCTTTGAGTAACTTTACTTGACTCCAATCATTTCGATACACCAAAACACAAATATCATTCACTCGATCATGCCCTACTCGAACACAAATTGAAATGTATTCGTCACACACAAATCGAACTTCTCCAACCCAATCTTTGTATTGAACGATGATGCC